GTATCTGAACCTGTCCTGACAACCAGCCAACAAGCCGCAGAGGATGCCAACGCAAACAGTCAGCGCCAGCAGTGAAAGTTCATGTTTTGTCATTTTTGCGCTTCTCCTGTTCCAGTTGTCTTCTTAACCGTTCTACCTTTTCCACCTCTTGTTTCACCTGATGCTTCACCTCCAAGATGTCGAGATAAAGCATTGCACCCAAGGGGAGCAGGGCCGCGATCAGAATACAGCAAAATATCCAGCCCACTATTTCTTCCCCCACTGACTTACGAACAGGAACCACAGCCAAAGGTACAGGAGGAATATAGAAGTCGCCACCACTGCTGCCAGTTTTGCTTGCAGGTTTCTTTCCTCTTGCCTGTGTAGCCATGCGTCTTGCCTCTTCTGCGCCTCCTCCTTGAGTCTAGCTTTTTCCTGTTCCTCTGAGATGACCTGGCGCATCTCATAAGTCTGCGAATACAGATCAGCAAGGCCAGGGGTTTGGTAAACCATGATCTCCCTGATGGTGGTCGATAACTCCTCCATCTGCTGCCTGCACATCACGCGATTCATCGCGCTTTCCATCATCTGCGCGTTGCTGATGGTGGGGTCATAGACTTTGGCCTTCTCTTCCTCCTCGCGCAAATATGCGTTCAGTTGATCCTGCAAGCTCCAGAATTTACTGAGCTGCTTGATGATGTCGGCCATTGCCTGAGTCTCGTCATAGGCAACGAACTTTTCCTTCTTTTTCGCCACAGGCTTGGACGTGGTGGCTGCTGGCTTTGGAGCAAACAACTTTTGCCACCAAGATCTAGCAGCCTTGGCATCCCCAATGGCTTCATCGACTGTGCTTTTGACTTCAAGAAAACTTGTCTTGGCCTCTTTATACAAAGAGCAAAGCTCAGTGATCCCCTTAACGCAGGCGTTGGCAGCGAAGAGGAGGCTGATCGGATCAATTTCACGCGCCTATCAGTTTGTTGACAATCGTGCCGACAAAGCCTGGCCCCAACAGCACCGCACCAATTACGACATAAAGCAAATACTCAATGCGCGTCATGCGTCTATCACCTTCGACAAAGGCTTTCTCAATGGCGGCATATCTCTCAGCGCAAACTGCTTCATGCACAGCAAAGTCCTTTTCCACCTCGTTCACCAAGGCACTCCTGTGGCTTGAACAGGATTCTTCTTCATTTCAATCTGAGCCGCTAGAGCCGCTTCTGTTGCGTCCTTATCCACACCATTTGCCCAAATCCAACCAAGGACTTGTTCTTGTGTCAGGTCGGCATAGTCCACGGTGGGAGTGCCATCAGACCATGAGCAAGTGTTAACAATAGAGGCTGAATGCTCTCCATCGACTGCTGTGGCTTGCCAGTGGGCAGTGGTTACAAATCCATCAGATGTTTGACGGTCAAGTTGGGAGATTGTCCAAGTGGTGGTCATGCTTGCTCCAATGCAGTGATGCGGTCAGTCAGTGTTTGAATGATGGCTTGTTGTTCTTGGATGGCTTTGACAAGCACAGGAATCAGGTCAGCACGAACAGACTTGTAGGGGTCTTCACCTTCTGGTGCAGGGTCTTTCCACTCATCAATCAAGTCGGGAAACACTTCTTCAAACTCTTGGGCAATAAAGCCACGTGCGTTCTTGATGTCCTGACCTTTACCTTCTTTCCAATCGTATAGGCGGGGCTTGAGAGCCATGACTTCTACAAGACCAACATTCAGGTCACGCACATTTTCTTTGAAGCGAATATCTGAAATTGCGCTTATGGTTGTGCTTGTGGCAAATACAGTTCCACCCATACCAACATAAAAACGATATGCCGCAGCTCCACTTGAATAAGCTGAATAAGAAACACCCGAATTTGTAGATGATGATTGAGTTATTGTGAGCCTACCATTACCAGCGCCATCTCTTATTGGCTCAAACATAAACCCAGTATCACCATCATTTGTGGTGGTTTTTGCCACCAGCAAAGAACCGCCGGAGGTGATACGGGCTCGTTCGGTCAAATCGCCAGCATCAGTGCTTGTGGCAAACGCCAAATAACCTGCCCCGCTACCAGAAGTAGCGTTTTCTTTATATCCGCCAATTTTTGCAAAAGTATATGAACTATCACTTGGCGCAGTATTAAGGCGACCACTAAAAGAAACGCCCGTACCTACGTTTGCAGCCATAGTGCTATAAGACTCAAGACGCAAAGCTCCTGTACGTGTAGTAATGCTTGATGTTGCGCCGTATACGTTCAGCGTTCCAGCGCCTGATTCTTGGGTGTTAGCCGAGCCGCCAGATGGGATGATGCGCCCCACGCCGCCAGCAACGTCAAGCCTGAACGCTGGAGAACTTGTGCCAATCCCAAGCTGGCCCGAGGCATCCAGAGTCATTGCTTGGGTGAAGGTGATGGCGTTACCTGCTGTGCCTGAAGCTGCTTGTCTCCAAGTAAATGAAGCGTCAGACGCAGTTTGAAAATAACACGCAGCGCCAGTAGCTGTGTAAATATAAGAAGACCCATTAAAATATGAGTTTTGCATATAGTAAGTGCTACCTAAACCACTTTTTAATGCAAAAATTCCACCAGTAGTTCCAACTTGCAAGGCGCTATATGTACTTCCCCAAGCACTAGGCGTAACACCAAGACCCATGTTGCCTGCGCTGTCAAGACGCATGGCCTCAGTTCCACCTTCAGAGAAAGCAATAGTGTCAGCCGCAGGGAAGAAGATGCCTGTGTTTGTGTCGCCATCGTTTGTAATGGATGGTGTTGATGCAGAGCCATCAGCAAACTCAACAGTCGCACTGCCAGTAACAGTCAAAGTTCCAGCCACAGCCAATGTCTTGCCAGAACCGACATTCAAGCCAACTGAAGTGCCAGTGCCGGCAGCCGCAAAGACAGCGTCCACCAAGTCTAGGTCGGTGTTGACCTTGCCGCCCCATGTGTCTGTTGAAGCACCGACTTCGGGCTTTGTGAGTAAAAGGTTGGTCGTCGTGGAATCTGCCATGTTAAATCTCCTATGCGGCCTCTTGCCAAGTGATTGAATTGTCTTCTAAATCTGTCCAAGATTCTGATGAGTCTGAAACAGGTGTCCAGCTCTCAGATGAATCAGCAACTGGTGTCCAGCTCTCGGAATTGTCTGATTGCGGTGTCCAGCTCTCGCTGGTGTCTGGAATGGCTCCCCAGCCAAATCCAATCATCACACCAACAGCACAGATGGACTCAACGCCGGTGATCCCAATGGATACGACATTGCCAACAGTGCCAACAGATCCTGTGCCAGCGACTCCAGTGATGTCTTGGAACGAAATAACCTCTGCGCCAACCGTGCCGACAGCGCCAGTCGCAGCATTGCCGGTGATGGCCATGGTGCTGGTGATGCCAACCGAGTCAACGGCGCCAGTCGCGGCATTGCCAGATACATCAACTGCCATGGTCGCCGTGACGCTGCCAACCGCCAAGGTTGACGCATTGCCGGTGACGGCATTGGTGGATGTTGCCAGTACAGAGCCAACAGCACAGGTGGACGCATTGCCAGAGATGGCAATTGAGACAGTCAGCCCGACTGTGCCCACATTGCCTGTGGCAATGTTTCCATCCTCTTGAACAGAGATGTTCTCTAATAAATTGCCAACGGCAGTGGCAGACGAATTGCCGCTGATAACGACATTGCCTATGCCGTAGACGCCCCTGCCGTAATAGCCTGTGCCGTATGCAGCCATGCCGCTGCCCCTGCTTTAAGCCAGCCTGATCAGGCCAGTGCTTGCATCATTTGTCGGCATAGTCAGAGTGAATGTCCCAGCAGTCACTGTCTGACTGCCAAATGTGTGGACGCTGACTGCCTTGTCTGATTGGGTCGAGTTATAGATCAGGACCGCATCAAATGCTGTGGACAATGTGACGGCTGAGTAGCTGATGCTGGCGCTGGGCGTCACAAAAGCTGTCGTGCCACTGGTGCTTGGTGGCGTGCCAAATGTCACTGTCACGCCGCCTGCGCTGTAGCCTGTGCCTGTCACCTCACCTGTGGAGCTGTAGGCCGTGGTGGATGCGTTGACGGTGGCAGAGGCCAAGTACAAGGCGGCCTTGAATGTGTCGGCGGTGGTCGCTGCGCGAACAACACCAGTACCGAAATTGTGGTGGCCGACCAGCAGCTCGCCTTTGAAACTCGTACACATCGCTTGTGTATTGGCCATGGTTTATTCCTTAAATTGATTGACTGATGCCGTCAGCAAAGACACTGCTTTTGAGAGCCATGTGGACAGACCGATGCACCATCTCGCCATCCAACCAATACTCTACCCAGCTCGTTGTCTCGGTATCGTTGTCGAGAGAGCCTTCACGCTTTTCAAGCAGTGACTCGTCCATCTCGCCCTTGGTGGTGGTAATCATCATCCAAATGTCCTTGCTCTTGCCAAAATCGCACCGCCCGATGTAGAACCGCGATCATCTGCAATCTGCAACTGATCTAGTCCTGCCTGGTAAAGCGATGACCACACTGGGATTCTCGCATCGTCTTGCAGGTATGGCGCGGCCTGCAACAAAGCGCCGTAAAGATAAACGTCAGGCGCTTGTGTCAGCAGCCAGTTGGTTGCCACTATGGATGACAACTTTGTCAACTTGGCGTAATAGACCAGCTCTGCCGTGTATGCGCCATCAGGAATTGGAAGCAATCGGAATTGGTTTCCGACCACCGAAAAATACAGTGGCTTGCCGCTGGACAAGTAGGTGGTGTTGGCCAACTGATCCATGGCGTCAATTGTCTGAAATGTCAGGTTGGTCACTGGATTGGTGTTGATCTTGATGGCCTTGGCCTCCAAGAAGTCATCAGGCACAGTGCCATATTCAGCAGCAGCCGCAAATGACGCATTGGCTCGCACAATCATCTGGCGGGTGCGAAGCTGGCGCTCGATCTGAGCCTCTGCCAGGCTGATGAAGTCGGGAATGGTGGACGTCAAATCCTGCCGGTTGAGCCAGTCAGCCAGCGAGGTTTTGAGTTCGTTGTATGTCGTGAGTGCCATTAGACTGCCTCTTTTTCCATCTCTTCTTTGACGATCCAAGTGTGTTCGTGTCTGAATTCAAACGTGCCAATGTGGCCGATCTCTTTCGAGACATCATGGTCAATATACACCTTGTAGCCCAGCTCCTGAGCCTTCTTACAAAAGAACACGTCCTCGCCCATGTAACCGCGAGTGCCAGTCTGCCAAGGCATGTCAAACCATGGCTCAGTCATGCCCTCAAAGACACCGCGCTTGATCAGCATGATGCCTGTTCCGACAGAGCCAATCTCTTCCAAGCCTGTTGACTCTGGCATGGTGTAAACCTGTTGGCGCTTGCCGTTCTCGTCATAGTTCTGCGCAGTGGGTCCTGTTGGCATCCTGCGCCGTGCGCAGTTGGCAGCCACGATGTCCACATCATGCGCCAGCAAACGCTGGATCATGTCCTGTGGGAATGTCATGTCGGAATCAATGAACAGGATATGGCTGCACCCTTCGCGCATTGCATCCAAGCAAAGATCAGCACGCTGATTCTGGATCAGTGTGCCTTGCAGGATCTTCAAGCTCACAGCGTCAGTGGTGTTGAGCGTGTGGTACGCAACCATGTTGACCATGCAATAGGTGTAGTTGGTGTGTACTTGATCCCGCGCTGGGGTGCAGACTGCGATGTAGTTCATACTTTTCCTGGTCTCACGCGAAAGAATTTATTGTCGGAATCGTTCAACCATTTCTTCATGTAAGCCTCGTCATCAATCTTGCCCTCGGCCTTCATCTGGTAGTACAGAGACTCAGGGATGCTGGCAACGTGATGCCATTCGCCCTTCCATGTAGCCTTCTCATCAATGGCAGCCAAGTCGCGCTTGTTGGCCTCAATGACGGCAGTGATGTCCTGCGATGTTTGGATCGTTGCCTCACCAGTGTCATCGTTGTAGTGCCAAGTGCGGGTGATTCCCCTGTCGGGGTTTGCATCAAGAAATCGTTTTTCCATGTAAGTAGGGGGAAGATTTCTCCTCCCCCTTCCCTCTTAGTGATTAAGAAGTAGACAAGTCAGCGCACAAACCGTGAGCGTTTTCAGCCAACACCTTGTGGCCGAATTCGATCAACAACATGCGCTTCTCAGCGTCACCAGTCTTCGCCAACTCGACTTGTTGGTAAGGACGCAGGACGGTCATCTTTGCGTACTCAGGGTCGATCACCCATGCATCGCGCTCGCGCTGGAAGCGGTTGGCGATCACAGCCACGTTGCCGAAGTCGGAGACGTAGATGTCAA